CCATTCAGCACGTGTGGGCGCGCTCGCCAAGCTGTGTAACATCTACGACATGGACGGAGCCACGAAGGTCAAGGCTACGGTCACGCATAAGGGTGGCGTGATGATGGTTCCTGCTATCGCGAACGTGGATGAGTGGGAGAAGCAAGCAGGAGCGCATCAGGACAAACTGATTGAGGCTTCTCAAGAAGACCGACAGAATCGTCCGGTTCACTGATGCGCGCTGCAACGCTCGAGCAGAATCCGGAACGCGTAGTCTGGACGCCATTGCCAGGTTCGCAGACTCTCTCGCAGTCCTGCCCAGCCAATATCATTCTTTGTCACGGTACACGCGGACCCGGTAAGACGGATTCACAGCTCATGCGTTTCAGGAGACGTGTGGGGCAGGGCTATGGAAGGTTCTGGCGCGGAGTTATCTTCGACCGTGAATATAAGAACCTTGACGACTTGATCTCTAAGTCGATGCGCTGGTTCCCGGAGTTCGGTGACGGCGCGCGCTTCCTCAGCTCGAAGTCTGATTATCGTTGGGTGTGGCCAACAGGAGAGGAACTCCTATTCCGAGCGATCAAGAAGGAGTCGGACTACTGGGGATATCACGGTCAGGAGTTTCCATTCCTTGGCTGGAACGAACTGACGAAGTATCCGACAGACATCTTGTTCGATATGATGATGAGCTGTAATCGCTCTTCGTATCGACCCGAAGACTACCCTGTTACGATCGACGGAGACTTCTACAACAAAACAGGCTTGATACGTTTCGTTGACGAGGACGACGCGCACGCGCAGCCGTTCCTTCTGCCAGAGATTCCACTGGAAGTTTTCATCACTTGCAATCCATACGGAGCTGGTCACAACTGGGTCAAGAAACGTTTCATCAATGCTGCTCCACCTGGACGTATCTTTCGCAAGGTGATCAACGTATTCAACCCGCGTACACAGAAGCGTGAGAATATCACGAAGACGCAGGTGCATCTATTTGGCACGTATCGAGAGAACAAGTATCTCTCTCCTGAGTACATCGCGGAGCTGGAAGGCATCACGGATCCGAACAAGCGTCGTGCATGGCTCGGCGGTGACTGGGACGTTATTGCAGGCGGTATGTTCGATGACGTATGGGATAGTCATCAGAATGTTGTTCGACCTTTCCGCATTCCTCTTAACTGGCGTCTAACGCGCTCCTTCGACTGGGGCAGCAGCAAACCGTTCAGCGTAGGTTGGTGGGCTGAGTCGGATGGGTGCGATATCGCGTTGATGGATGGAACTGTCCGCAGCACTGTAAAGGGTGATCAATTCCGTATCGCTGAATGGTACGGATGGAGCGGCAAGAGTAACGTGGGCTTACGTATGTTGGCCTCGGACGTTGCTGCGGGTATAGTCGAGCGCGAGCAGGCTATGGGTATCTGGGGCCGCGTTCAGCCTGGTGCTGCTGATAACAGCATTTGGGACTCCGAAAACGGCAACAGCATCGCAGCGGATATGAGAAAGTCCGTGCGCGTCAACGGATCCGTGTATCGCGGTGTGGAGTGGACGCGTTCCGACAAGTCTCCTGGTAGTCGTAAGGACGGCTGGGAGAAGATGCGCAAATATCTGAAGCAAGCTCACAGGCAGTATATGAAGCTGCCGAACGGAACATCGATACCTTTGCCTCGTGAGAGGCCCGGTCTGTTCGTGTTTGATAATTGCAAGTGCTTTATTGATCTAGTCCCTGTGCTGCCGCGTGACGAAATCGACCAAGACGATGTGGACACCGAAGCAGAAGACCACATCGGTGACGAAACTCGTTATCATGTCTTGTCGTTGAACCTCGGTGCTCGTGGCGGCCGCACGAAGGGAACATAGGAGCAAACCAGATGGGTCTCGAGGCAGTACATCCGTTCTACGCGGCGTTTCAGGAAGACTGGGTCACTCAGCGCGACTTGCATGCAGGCGAACGCCTGGTGAAGTCCAAGCGCGAAGTCTACCTGCCGCCCACCCCGAGCATGATCCTGGACGGCTTCGGCTCCAACAAGAAGGATTGTGTCGGCGACAAGATCTACGAAGGCTACATCAAGAGGGCTGTGTTTCCGGACTACGTGTCGGAAGCTGTAGCAGTGCTGGTCGGCATGCTTCACCACAAGCCTGCTGAAATCGAGCTACCTGCTGTAATGGAGCCGATGCTGGAGAAGGCGACGCTGGAGGGTGAGTCGCTACAGGACTTGCTTCGCCGTATCAATTACGAACAACTGATCACAGGCCGTATTGGCCTGCTCGCGGATCTGCCGACTGCGCCGACAGGACCAGACGGGCAACCTGTGGTCAACATGGATCCTTCATTGCCATTCATCGCGACGTACATCGCAGAGTCGATCACGAACTGGGACGAGTCGGACAACGAAGACGGCTTCGTGGCGCTGAACCTGGTTGTGCTGGATGAGAGCGGGCTTAAGCGAGATGCGGACTTCGTATGGAAGACCGTGAAGAAGTACCGCGTACTGATCCTAGGCGACGTCACTGCCAACGAGCCTTCTGGTGAATACAAGATTGGAACGTTCTCGGACGACCAGGGCTCCAACCAACTGTCGTTCAACCCAGACTTGATGGTCGCTCCTACCTACAGAGGTAAGAAGCTGGACCAGATTCCGTTCGTGTTCATCAATACACGTGACCTGCTCACGCGTCCTGACGAGTCTCCTACGCTTGGCCTAGGCAAGCTGGTGCTGGCGATCTATCGCGGTGAAGCTGATTATCGCCAGGGCTTGTTCATGACAGGCCAAGATACATTAGTTGTCATTGGTGGCGTTCGCAATCCAGAAGGAGTGCCAGGCGAGGACGATGCTGTCCGCACAGGCGCAGGCAGTCGTATCGATGTTGATATCAATGGCGATGCCAAGTACATCGGTGTGAACTCCACGGGCTTGTCCGAGCAACGAGAAGCACTCCAGAATGATCGCAGGCATGCTACGCTCAAGTCAGGGCAGCTCATCGAAGGCAAGTCCAAGCAGGAGTCTGGCGAAGCGCTCAGTACGCGGCTCACTGCACAGACAGCCAGCTTGAACCAGCTCGCTCTTACGTCCGCAAAGGGACTGGAGACGATGCTGAAGAAGATTGCTGAATGGATCGGCGCGGATCCTGAGCAGGTCAAGGTCAAGCCTAACATGGAGTTCGGCGACCCGAATTTGAAGGTGGAGGATCTGGACAAGCTCATCGATGCGCGAACCAAGGGTTTCCCCATCAGCAAGGCTTCTCTGCACCAGCTTGCTGTGGAACGTCGTCTCACCACGAAGACCTTCGAGGAGGAGATGGAAGCGATCGCCGAAGAAGACGCGCAGATGCCTCGCACTGGCCAGGGTGCTACCAACGTCACAGCAGACGAGCAACTGGACCAGCAGCAACAAGGTCTCGATCAGTCGCAGCAAGGATTGGACAACGCGCAGAAGAATGCCGAAGAGGAACGCAAGCTGAAGCAGAAACAGGGTAGTAAGAAGCCCAATGCCTAAGACAGCGAACGAGGAACTGTTCGACGCGTTCCTCCGTCACCAGATTTTCTTGCTGCGTTACGCAGGCCAACTTCGTAATGAGGTATGGAATGTATTGGACGCGACGGAGATCGATATCTCTGACAAGATTCGCTCCCGACTTGCTAACAATGCAGGTCTGCGAACCGCAGTTGAATTCAGGCGCTTGGAAGCGCTTATGGAGTCCATCCAGAAGATACGAGGCGAAGCGTGGGCGGAAGCCGCTGCGCTGATGGAACGCTCAGCGATCAAACTCGCTGAGATGGAACCTATCTTCGTGAACGATGCAGTACGCATCACGATGCCTGTGGTCATTGAAACTGTATTGCCCACAGCAGCACGTATGAAAGCGATTGCTCTAGAGGATCCGTTTGAAGGACGCATCCTGTCGGAGTGGTCCGCTGATATGGAAGCGGACGACCTGCGTCGAATTCATACTGCGATCCAGAACGGTATGGTCGCAGGCGAGTCCATGGAAGTGATTGCACGTCGCGTCGTTGGTACAGGCGTGCTGCAAGGTACTGATGGCGTAACAGAGATGACTCGACGCTCTGTTGCAACGATCACACGCTCAGCAGTGATCGATATCAGTAACCGCGCTCGAGACGAGTTCTTTCAAGAGAACGCAGACATCGTTGAGATGGAGCGTTTCGTTGCGACGTTGGACTCGCGCACTACTCCTATTTGCCGCGCGAACGACGGCAAGCAGTTCCCGCTGGGCAAGGGCCCGCGCCCTATCCTCCATTTTAATTGTCGGAGCTTGCGGATCGCGGCGCTGGACGGTATCCTCCTTGGCAATCGGCCTGCGAAGCCTTATATCGAAAAGGACCTCGTTCGTCAATATGCGAAGGAGAACAACTTGGGTGATATAAGCAATCGCGATGCATTGCCTCGTGGAACGAAAACAGACTTCGACAGCTGGAGACGAGGGCAGATTCGACAGCTCGTTGGTCCTGTGCCTG